AGAAAAAGAAAAGGTACTCGTTAAGGGCTTACAGTTAGTAGAGAAGTTACTTAAAAGTGGAGTGGGTGCTGTAGGTCAGTCTAGCACTGGTACCATGGGACTCGGCATTGATTATGCCACGCCTATAGAATCACCCATGGGGCCTACTAATTTACATGACAAGAAGACTATGCCCGATTATGATGTGAGAGACATGGAAGAAGAATCTTCTATAGATGAAGATACTGAGCCAAAAGACAAACCTAAACACATGACTGTGCCCACGGAGAGTGGTGTTTTAGAAATAACAGAGGACTCTGCTGTTTTCCATACTTAGTTAAATAGTATGAGAGATGTCTATAGAAACGATGACAGCCAGTTCTATGCTGAGAACCTCCCCGGTTACTCACAATGGCAGCATCAATTTAATCAAGGCTGATAACGACTTGGTAATCGCTGGATATGCATCTGTTGAGATGGTAGACAAGCAAGGAGATTTGATTACTAGAGGCGCTTTGAAAAACGCTTTTGGAGATTTTATGAAAGCAGATGGTTATCGAAATGTTCAACTCGCACATTCTAACATACAAGTTGGAGAAGTAATTTCACAATATACTGACTCTGATGGCAGAGTGTGGAAGTCCGGTGTTGATGATGCTGGTATGTTTGTAGTCATTAAACTAAGAGATGATATAGAAAAGGCAAGAGAAGTTGCCAAAGAAATTCGCAAAGGAGCCCTTAGAGGTTTTAGTATTGGAGGACAAGCGTTCAAGAGAATGCGGAAGAGTGATGCCAGTCATGGTGATTACACTGAAATATCCAAACTAGAACTGCATGAGGTCACCATTTGTGAAAAAGGTATTAACCCGGAGGCGACATTCCGTATATTGAAGGAGGATATTGATATGACAGAAACAGATGCAATGGCAGAATTGTCAAGTGTTTTAGACAGACTGAATGGCCGCCTAGACGCAATGGAGAAGGGCGAACTTGCGAAAGAAATGGACGACAAAGCCATGCCAGAAGGTCTTAGAGAACACATGAAAGACAAGAAAGACAAAAATAATGAACAAGATGAGGCGAAAGAAATGGCTGATAAAGATAAAGATGAAAAAATGTATGGTGCTGACCACAAAGGTATGCATGGTGAAATGGCAAAAGGAGAATACTCCGATGTTATTTCTAGTGAATATCTAAATTGGATGGAAAGCACCTTGAAAGGACAAGGTGTTGACATTGGTGGTGCTCGTGCACACTTCGATGGAATCTCCAAGGCTAACCTAGGAAGCACACCAGAATCTATTGGTGACGGTGCAGACTACTTTGCTGGACAAGTCAAGGGTCGAGCACAAGAAGGTGGTTCCCCATCAACTAACGCAATCGGTAAACTAAACTCTGGCGGCGGCGGAACAGTAGCAAAAGGATACTTGCACCCAAGTGCAGTTTCTCCTACTGATGTAGAAGCAGCCTATGAAGTTTACAAAGCGGCGGCTCTTGAAGAACAATTCAAGCACAACCTAAGCGGTGTATTTGCTGACAGGCTAAACAAAGAACTTACTCACGAAGCACAAGCAAGAGAGGCGGCTTCATTCGATGCAAGAACACCACTTGCTAACATCGAAAAGGCTCTGTCTGACTTGAGTCACAGAATCGACAACATTTCCAGTGCTGCTCCAGAATCACCGATTCGTAAGAGTAGCGATATGGCCAATGTAGAAATCCCATCTACCGAGGCACTTGGAAGCATGAGTTGGGACGAAGTTCACCAACTCGCAGGGAGTGTATTTACCAACTAAGGAGGAATATGAATGGCAAGAAATTATATGAGAACAGTAAATGATATGGAGCGCTACTACTACGGTGCTGGACAAAGTATGGGATATTCCTACACAGGTTCAGAACTATTGAAAGCAGATGCTCCTCTATTGAGCACAACAGCAGGAACATACCAAGCAATCTACGGTAGAAAAGTATGGAGTCAGTTGAACCAAGAGTTCAACGCTTTCTCTATCCTACCTAAGAAGCCATGGGACAGAAGTGGATGGCGTGTAGTAACCGCTAAGCCTTCTGATGTTGTTGGCGGCGGAATTGCAGAGAACGGCACTCTACCAGAAACTCAAAAACCAACTTTCCAAAATGTTGCAGCAAAGCCAAAAACCATCGCTCACTCATTCGATATGTCTGAAGTAGCAATATTCCTTAACGACAAGGATGATGGTCTAGGTGACATTCGCTCAGTATTGAAAGAAGAAATGGGTAAGCACCACGCAGAGATGATTAACAAAATGCTACTAACTGATGTTGACACACCAGCAGGTAACAACATTGAATCACTTGACAGAATCACCGCTGCTTTCAGCGATTTGGCTACTACAACAGCAGGTATGAGGCAAGCACACAGCAACCTAAGCCTTGCCTCTGACCTAGACATCTACAGCATTGACAGAAGTGCAAACTCTTGGTCAAATGCAGAATGCAGTAACAATGTTGTCTCAGACACAGCAACTAACAGAACGCTAAGTCTTGACCACTTTGATGACTTGTTCAAGAGACTATGGGAAAGAGGTGGCAATCCAAAGGTTATGCTAACTGGATATGACACTTTGATGAGACTCCAACAACTATTACAGAGCCAACAGAGGTTCATGGAAGAGAAGAGAGTAGTCCCAACTTACAATGGTGTAAAGGGTGTTCCGGGTATGGAAGCAGGATTTATCGTAGCAACATACAACGGCGTGCCAATTATTCCAACCAAGGACATGGATGACGATGGTGCAATTAGCAAGGTCTACATGCTAGACACTGACTACATTTACTACAGCACTGCTAAACCTACACAATACTTTGAATCTGGTATCGAAACTGGTGACCCATTCGCAATCAACAGATTGGGTCAGGAAGGACTTTACCGAACCATGGGTGAAGTATGGACAACTTTCTTTGGAGGTATGGGTTCAATCCGTGACCTACAATGAGGATAATGATGGAGAATAAAATATTAGGAGATGATTAAATATGGCAGTAACATTAGAAAGAACAACAGGCGCAGGCGGAGTAATGACTATTAAGACAGAATTAGACCTTTATGCAGGAACACCAGTTGACAGCACAACTTGGCTGGATGGAAATGCAGGTGGTTCTTATCCGGGCTCTTTGACAGGTTTTAATGCCGCTAACACTGACGGAAACGCAGTAAAAGGTTTGAAACTATTAGTCGGTGAATGTACTTTGGTTCAAAACGCAAATGTGTTTACAGTAGGCGGAGATGCAAGCATCGTTCAATCGGTTATTATCGGTGGTAGCGGCGCAGCAGGTAAATCTTTGACAGCAGTCGCAAGTGGTGGAACAATTACATTTACCGCAGAGAATACTATTGACACAACAGTTGGATTCATGGCAATTGTGGCTTGAGGTGAGGAGACTTGCCCAAGATAACCTTTATTGGTCCTTCTTGGTATCAAAAACTCAAAGATGGCTCTGAGATGTATCGAGGAGACACCAAAGAAGTTAGCCAAGAATGGATTAACGAACACAGAGCCTATCTGAAAAAGAATAGGCGTATCATAGTTGAAGGCGACGAAGGTGTCACGGTAGACGAAGGAAACGACGGATTACCCGACTCAGGCTGGACTAAGAAGGATATCACAGCATGGTTGAAGGACAAAGGAGTATCTATCAAAGGTTATGCTACTAAAGCAAAACTCTTGGACAAGGTAAAGACCACACTCAATCCACCGGCACCAGAGCCAGTGGTTGAGGAGGTCGCTCCTGAACCTGTAGCAGAAGAAGTGGTAGAAGAGACTATAGTCGAGGACCCTATCGTAGAAGCAGACGGAGTTGAAGAATAATGGCATTCGCAAGCACAATAGATGAAAGACCTCACACATTAGGTAACTTATTGATGGTTACTGGAACATTTACTAACGGTGGCAGCGATGCTGGTGGTAGTATAGACCTTTCTGGTTTACTTGTAAATATAGTAGCATGTGGTGCTAACGCTGGTAGTTCAACTGCTGGGACAGGTGCAGGTGTTGACGGAGTTTTTGCTTTAATCAACGGAAGCAGTTTGGTTATACAGAATGTTAACGGTCAAGACGGCACATGGTTTGCCATGGGGAGCCGCAACTAAGGCGGTGACTAAATGCCAGAACTAACTAATTTCACTGTAACTGATACCAGTAACATTGGTAAATTGACAATGTTGACTATAGATATACCTGCACATACTGATGCGGGCACTGCTGACCAAGGTGTGTTTAGTAGAACAAATGCTCATTTTCAAAAAGAACTGACTATATCTATCGACAGGTTGGGCTTGCGAGAAGTCTTTAGCGCTAACATAATTAGTAAAGGTACTCGAGGTATTGCTTCTCAAACGGCTAATACTTTACATAAAAGAAATGGACCAAACCAAGGGGAATTTGATTTACGAGGGTTATCGACCAACGAAAAGTTCAATATCCAACCGTTTGTATATATAGATGGAGATGAAACTAAACTAATTATCGTAACTAGTTTCGCAACGCCTTACACAGCGGTGCCAGTAAACGCCAATAGAGATGTAATACTAACAGTCATAGGGAGTAGAAGATAATGCCGAAGCCTACTATACTCAATGCAAGAAAATCCGTCATAGGTAATTTAGTTTTCTTGAGCGGGGAACTAAATATAAATGAGTATGCTGTCCAGAACCCAGATGATGGTATTGATTTTTCTGACCATGTCAGTCGAATATTAGATTTTGATTTTATTACAGGAAGTACACCTAACCTAATTGAACAAGTGCAAGTTCATGCTGTTTTGAAAAATCAATCTAATGAACAAATATTGAATTTCATGACAGCCCAATCAAATATCAGCGAAAGTGACGGCAACCAACGAGGTGTTTTAGGTTTTAGCGGCACTTATACGGATAGTTCAACGCCGCTAAAAGTAGACATCATTAATGGTGGAAGCGGTTATTCTGATGGAACCCACGCTGGTCAAGTTTTAACTGGGCGGGATAGTGGTGCTAATAATGGTCGTGCAACGGTAATAGTTAGTAGTGGAATCGTAACTTCAGTACAAATAACCACCGTGGGCTCAAATTATCATGATATGGAAAAAATAAATGTAGCAGCACCGGGTGGAAGTGGGGCAGAAATAGTGGGCTATCAATCGTCGATGTCTAGTAGTAATACGCCTTTTGCAGCGCAATTTTTTCCTATTTTAACAGGCGACACTACCATCAAAATAGTTAACTTTTATTCTGACAAAGGCGATGGTGGAGTTTTGAATGATACTAACGAAAGCACTCCAAGAAGATGTGAATTTACTTTGATAGGGAAGCGATAATATGAGTAATGTTAATGCAGGAATAAGATTCGATGCACCTCAAGTAGCAGGTAATCTAATAATAATCACTGGTAGAGTTGACAACAGTCAAATACTCAATACAGCAGACGGTGATACGCACAACAAAGGACTTATAGATGTAAGTAATTTTATGAGAGAAGTTTTGTCTTTTAGATATGTTTCAACGCAACCTATAGACCTTCAGCATATAACATTAGGGACCAATCTTGATAGCGACGCAGGTGCACTTTCATCAGGTGGTGGAACAGATGATACATACATCAATGTGCCAGTGATTGGAGGCAGTGGTACAGGTATGCAAGTTGCACAAGTGGTCGTTGATGCTAGGTCTGTCCCCAACACGGTACAAAAACAAGGTACTAATCTTATTTATTCTAACAATAAAACGCGGCAGTCTGCTGCTGGAAGAGGTTATCAGGTAGGAGAAATAGTGACGCTAGATATACAAACCACATCGGGAACTGACAAGCCAAAATGTCGAATAGTCCCAGCAGGATTGATTACCGCAAACCATCTTATTTCTCCTACCAATCAACCACAAAAACTTCAAATATTTCATGCTTCATCACAACCTACTAGACGGGTTACAAGACCGGCCTCTGATTTCGTTGAAGAAAGAAATCAAGTCTATTTGCGTGGACCAGTAACGAATGAAGACTTAACTGAGGGCGCAAATAATGTCGGTATACAACTTCCAAATAGGTTTGATGCAGGTGATTCTCAAAGAACGATATTTGGACATTTTAAGTTTATAATTATAGGAAGAAGGTGATTTGATTGACGAAAACATGTACAATACTTGGTCCGTTTGCACAGGCAGACTTTAACGACTCTACTAAGAGGACCACCATACAAAATGAAATTGTATCAGCAATAGGTGGTAATACTCCTGTAGCAGCAGACCCGCATGTAATACTTGGTAATATCTACATATTCGTGACCACATCTTGAGGTGGTTGAATGGAATCTTTTGGTAACCTTGGTCTTGATGACATAGAGCGTTTACAAAAGCGTGGTATCAGGCTAGACGAGTCTTACGGTGCTTCCGTTAGAACTAACGAAGACAACCCGCTTGCTGGGTTTAGTATGAAACAGCGTAACCGTAACAAAAATGCTGGTGATGTACTAAACATTGGTAGCGGTACACGCTGCAAGCATTGTGGCATGCTTTATTTCTGTTGGGTTGACAAGTGCAGAACTTGTGGCCAAAAAATGGAATATAACTTATCGAGTAGAGAGTGATAAGCGACAAGGTTAATTCGTAAGCCTTTCATCGATGGCTTGAGGGGAATAGATATGCCGTTTGTATTTTCACCCGGAGAGCCTGAAACTCGACCTTTCGACCCTGATGCAATAGTTTACACTACTGCTCAAAAAGTTGCAGACCTACTTGGTATAGGTCCTAGTGAAGCAGTTTTAATGTCTGCAAACGCAGAAGCAACCGCAGTGTTTGTGACAGGCGGAGATTACAGAAATGTAGGTTTTTCTTTTAATGATAAAATATTAATTTATAGTGATGCTGACCCAGTAGGGGTAGAAAAAACAATTGTATCAATAACTTCTACAACAAGTGGTGTTAAATTAACATTTCTCGGTGCGATAAATCCCGGCCTTTACGAAACCACAGACAACGGATATGTACAAAATTTAGCGTCATTTACTAATGGTAAAACTCGTGGTATGAAGAAGTCTACTGTCGAAACAAGAATAAAAGAAGTGCAAGACCGTATTGACAATATCACTCACAATGCTTGGAGACCTTATCTAGTCTCGGCGGAATACCTAAACTTTGATACATACAAACCATACAGACGCAGATACTTTACTGACTATGTGGGAACAGTTCCTTTGTTGTTTAGAAATGTTCAACAAATGTTAAGAATTGAAATGTGGCAAGGTGACGACTATAGAGAAATATGTGGTGCAGAAGTTCGTATACAATTACCTGATGATGTTAGAGTACTTGATGAGAAGTCGATAGTTTTGTCACCCGGTAATGGTAGTGCAGTGGAATTAGAGGCTGATTTTGGCCTTCAAGTAACTGGAGCAAAGTGGTCAGTCTCTACTGATAAAATTAGTGCTGCACAAAGTCTTGCTGATTTGATTAATAAAGAAGACAGGGCAGAAAAGGTGCAATTGACATTCCAACCCGCTTTTTATCCAGAAGGTTCAAACAATAAAGCAGCAGGGGTTCATCATGAATTCTTTGCGAGTGCTAATGCTGACTATGGTAGCGGGCAACTGAAAGTCACTAGTCTGAAACAGACTAAAGCAGGTGAAGTTTGTAGCATAGTTACCGATTCATCTGACATTTCCTTTTCTAAAGTTAGTACTAATACCGCTACAGTTGCTAGTGGGGGAGGTAGTGAAATAACCGTAGACAGTACGGGCGGATTTGCCAAAGCAGGTGTTTTGACAGATGGTACTAATATTGTACGCTATACTGGAGTTACTGCTACCAAATTCCAAGGTTGTGCAGTTGTCGGTGCAGGTAGTCTACCTAGCAGTGGAACTATAACTCAGCATTTACTAAGTCTTGATTTACAAGCAGGTTCGTCTAGTGGTGACCAAGCAAGACTGCGTGATTGGTGGCTAGACGCTGAGATGGGGATAGTTTACTTCAACAATTCATATCCCTTCTTTGAGCACAACGCTGTTAAGGTATCCTACATCTACGGTGAAAGGTATCTTGAAAAGGCCATAGAAGAGGCTGCTACTAAGATGGTAGCGGCTGATTTGCTACTATCAGATGACCGTAGCGTCTTGATACCGGAGGGCAGTCAAAATGTGGATTTAGGTTCTAAGATTCAATTGTTTAGAAAAGAAGCAGAAGAACTGTTATCCCGCTACAAAGAAGTGGTGGTGTTCTCCTAATGGTTGCTACATTCAAAGAGCCACTTGAAACCGTCATTGACATACTCACAGCCAATCATGATGCTGGGACAGGCGCTGGTTGGAACAGAGGCAATACTGACAATGTAAAACCAATAATTGTAGATATTGCCAACGAAACGCCTGAGAGAGGGAAGCGTGTTGATTTGCAGAGACACGATTACATACTGTGTTACGAAACAGCGCAAAACGAAGAAGTGCCTGATTTGATGTATAATTTTGTAACCACTCGTTATAATATCACAATAGATATGAGAACATCAAGGGGTCGTTCAAGATTGCGAAAAATGGAAAACGAAATGAGAAGAGTCATCCATGTAAATCGCAAAGGCGACGGCATCAACTTTGACCGTATGGTTCTCAAAACAAGAACTGACTTATCAGACCGAACTAAGAAATTGTTCAGACACACATTCCAAGTAGAAGTAGTTATACTAGCGGAGTTGATACCGTGAGTTTTGGTGCTCATTTCAAAGGTGATGTCTCTGAGGTTGTCATGGGACATGAGACTAGTTTGATGATTGAGCACGGTGAACCATGCACATGGACTGCTACAACAGACATTACTAATCCAACTCACACAGAGATAGTATTTGCCGGAACAGCATCTGGTAACGCTAGTGTGTTTGAAAGTGCCAAGGCTGCATTGAAAATACCCGTAGGTATGTTAATCGGTCAAAAGATGTCATTTCACTCTACTGCATCTGGTCAAAACAATTTCTCTCTGTTTTACTACACCGACATGAAAAGTAGACTCTATACAATCATAGACCATACTTTTGATTCTGTTACTAAAATAAAAATAGTTCCCGCTCTTACTCAGCCGACCATTAATAGTGGAACAGGCGACAGTATATTCTTTCACTCAACAGGACTACCAACAGTTGCCGGAAACAACGAAACCGTATTACACGCAAATGCCTCTGATACAAAGGAGGCTAGTTTGATAGACGGCTTCCTAGGATTGGCTTCGTTCATGACATTGCCTGACACTAAGGTAGATTTGCACAGTTATCATGTAGTTGGTTTGGGTAGACAAGTCGCAGTTCAACAAACAGGAAAAGTCCATCACATGGGCGGTTCTATAGAAATGCCGCTACATAGTCCAAAGTGGCTTTACTATAG